GTGGTTTTAGCTCAGTTGGTTAGAGCGCCTGATTGTGGTTCAGGAGGTCGTGGGTTCGAGCCCCATATTCCACCCCATCGTTTTAAAAGCCCAGTATTACTGGGCTTTTTTATTTACCCGGACAAAAAACGGACAATAATGAACTACAAACTAGCAGAAATATACTACGGTGCAAAGTCAGGTAAAGACATTAATAAAGAGTGGTTTGTGTATTATTACTACAAACACCCTACAACCGGTAAGTTTGTAAGATTTAAAGAGCGCAAGGGGATAAATAGGTTTAAATCCATAAAGGAAAGGACCGAACAAGCCAAATTACTGCAGCAAGCAATTAACGAAGAGCTAAGAGCAGGCTTTAATCCTTTTTTGGAAAACAACTCCGCAACCGATCAACGTACTTTTGTTGAAGCTTTGGCTTATGCTCTCGAAATAAAAAAGAAATTTAGACTAGAAAGGACATACATCGAGTATAAATCACAACTCAAGTTTATTAAACAATCGATTGTTGCGTGTGGGTTTGATACAATGAATATCACAGAGGTAAGCCGTAGGCACATTAAACCGGTTCTGTACCACATTAAAGAGAACAACTCAATTAACACCTACAACAAGTATTTATCGCTGTTAAAGTCGTTGTTTTCGGTTTTGGTTGATGATGAAATTATTGAGGTTAGCCCGGTGCACGGTATTAAAAATGAGAAAAAGCCTGAAACTGTAGGTTATAAAACCCTAAACTCAGACCTAAAATCAAGGGTTAAAACTTTGATGTACGAACATTCTTTTGCGTTTGGCGTAATTGGGGAGATTATATATGATACAGGGATAAGACCAAAGGAGATTTTGAACCTTAAATGGGAAAACATCAACCAAAATGAATTAACTATAACAGTTATTGGCACCGAAAGTAAAAACCAAAAAACACGCATAGTTCCAATTAGGCGGCAATTACTTGATAAAATTTTACTGCACTATAAAAACTGCAACAATCCTGATCATGAGTGGTATTTATTTGGCAACAAAAACACGCTTGAAAGTGGACCAAAACCATTTCACCGTAATAGACTAACTGAACATTGGCACAATGTAGTGCATGTTACCGGTGGTATAGATAGTAGCTTTAAGTTATATGGATTGAAACACACGGGTTCTGATGATAAGATTATGGCTGGTCTTCCGATTGAATATTTAAAAGACTTATACGGCCACCACAGTACCAAAATGACACGAGTTTACGCCAAGAAAATGCAAGAGAAAGCCGCGCAGGTTATTCGTGATACTTCGCCTGATTTTTAGATTTTAGCACCTCGTTAAATTCTCGACTGCTCTCGGCCTTATCATGGCAACACCTGCACAATGCTATCAAGTTTGATGGTGCATCCTGCAGGTGTTTTGTTTTCTTTCCAAATTTTGAACGCTTAACCAGGTGATGAACATCAACTGCACGTTGGCCACAATTAGGGGCTTCACACGGAATAAAATCGGATACATCAAAATTGTTGTGATGCATGTATGATTTAACGTGATCTTGCATTACCGCCTAAACTGCAAGTATAAACCGAGTGCGACCCCTGAAATAAACGAAATAAGCAACCACCAACGTACTGCATGTAGTGTTTCAAAAAATGAAGCCACCTCACGCACATGAACGGAGTTGTTTTTCTCAGTTGATACTTGGACCATTAAACTATCAATGATGTGCAATAAGCTATCTGTATTGCAATTGATAACCAATTTACCGGCTGTATCTATGTTTAAAGTAGCCGTTGTTTTGCCTATTTTCTTGGTTGAAGATTGGCCTTTAAACTTAGGTTTACCATCAACGCAATCAACATTTACCTTGGTTTCAATTTTAACGGTATCTCCAGCCCTATAAAATGTATCGCGAGTGCTTTTTATAACGGTATCAATTTTTACAATGCGAATTGTATCACCGGAGCAAAACCTTTTAACAGCTTGTTTTTTGGTATAAATACCAATAGTTGAACAGCCTGAAAGTATGGCTGTTAAAATTAAAAATAGCGAGATTCTATTCATTTCTCTAAAAATTAAGCAGCGTTAACGGCCATGTAAATTTCATCCCAAAGTTTAGGGTTGGTGATGTTTAAGCCATCATCAACATGTACTTCATCTTGTACGGTAAATTTGCCTCCCCATCTAAGCTCTGGTGTTTTGTCAAGTTCTTCAAGGAACAAGTTATCAATACCCTTTTTATCGCGCATCTTAGCGGTGTTAAACCACTCACCGGTTGCTATTAGTTGCAAGTTGAAATCTATTGCATGGCCAACCTTATGATTACTTCTTCCGGCTGGCTTAACAATTGCTCCACTAATCAATGCACCTTCTTTCCTGAAGGAGTTAGTAACCCAACAAATCAAGCCGTACTTTTTAAGCAGCTCGTTCATTATATTTAGTTTTGGAACAAAACTTTCCTCAACTAAAATCGGCTTATTGTTAAGACCCCTGAAATTAGAACCTTTATATTCTACAATTTTATACATGTACTAATGCTTTGTAAATTGTTTGAATAATGATTTTCCGGTGATGTCTCTTAGGTTTTCATCAACACTTTTTAATTCGATAAGGGCAATTAGTCCACTTACTATTTTCATGATTTCAATGCTTGGTGAAAAGTTTACTTGAAATACATGCGCAACTAAAATGGCCACCATATAACCAATACCTTTAGTAACTGTTGGCCTCATTTTTTTAGATGTGATTAATTCACCTCTTTTTTTAGCTGCTAACATTCCGGTTATAAAATCAGAAACAACAAAAAAACCAATGGCCAAAAGCATTGTAAATGCAGGTGAAAAATAAGTTGCAACGGCAACCGGTAACATTGATAAATATTTTAAAAATTGTTCTTTCATGCTCCTAAAATTCTAAAGTTTCTTTTGGGTTTAATTGGGGTGTCGTTTTCATTAGCCGATAGATTTACACCATCAAGCGTATAATTAATTGATGCCAAGTGTTTGGAAGCCTTAACTAAATAAAATCGTCCATCGTGTTCAAAACCTTTGATTATATGAACCACATCATCATTGCTAACAGCAACAGCATCCTGATCTATTATTTTTTGAATGCCGAATTGTGTTACTTGTTTACCGTGCTTTCTTAAAAAACGAGCGTACGAATAATTAACCCACATAGCCTTAAAGTAATCATTATAAAATGTTCTTAACTCTGGCTTATTATCCTCAGTTGGAGGCGTGTTTGGCAATTCTTTAATCGCATTTAAAAGTGTAGACGGCAAAATATTGTGTAAGTCTATTTCAAAGGTTTTAGCGCAGTGCGCTGATAAAACCCTATCAAAATCAATGTTTTTATTGAAGTCTTCAATTTGATCGATGAAATCTTGTTTAGTTAGTTGTGCCATCCTCAATTCCAATTAATTTTAACAAATCATTATTACCCATCCTTTTAATAATTTCTGCTGAAACAATAGGGTTAAGAGTGTTTAGTCTATCAATTATTTTTTGGGTTTTTTCATCCGCTTTGGGAAGAGGCGCATATTTACCTAACGCCCTTAATTCATCGTCAGTTAATTTCGCAATAACCTCTGGTGGCAAATACTCAAAAATGTTAGCTTGTCCAATACTCCAATCAATACCCGGAAACAATTCGGTCAACATCCGAGTAATCATCGCCTGACGGTCTGTTACAATCATTGCAAAGACTTTTATTGAATTAACTAAAGCCGCATTGTTACCTAAGATATTAGCAACCTCCATACCAACTAATACAGGTGGCACAGAAAGATGACGACATACAGCGCGAGGAATTCTATCCCTCGTTTTTTCTGTACCATTTAGAATATCAGCAATCGGGAATGGTGTTATTTCGGGCTTTTCTCCTGCAACTTTAGATTGTAAAATAAGTACAGAGTTGGCCTCTTCTGATGTAAACTCTTTTATGTCTGCGTTCAGATAATCCCACTCTGTTTTACCTTCTTCATCTTCAGTTTCAGTATCTATTTCTCCGGGATATGCAAAAATTGCTTGCGCCTTAAACCCTCTACGTATGTTGCGTTCGTCAAGCCTTTGAAGTGATGCATCAGAACGAATATCCTCTATACCAGAATAGCAATCAGGTATTGGATAAATATCCCCGTTATGGTCCTCTTTGATTTGAAAATCGCACCATATTTCACCCAACTGTTCACCATGCTTTGCAATTTCATCATTAATAATTTTGATGCGCTCTGCTGCCGGAACATTAGGAGTATAATTCCTGATGTATACGTTTTCATTTTCTTTATAACCGACTTCACCCTTTAAATGGTTGTATATCCAAGTTCCATCTGTCGTTCTACGAAGTGTCTTAATTGGAACGCGATAAATAGAACCAGGTAAGCCATCTAATTTATAAAGTATACGAAAGGCAACAGCCTCAAAAACTGCGGCACTTGGGGCAATATCAGCAAGTAACGCAGGTGCCAATTGCTTTTTATTTACCCGAAACGTTTTTGCTTGATCGTTAATAAAACCAGAGCCAATAATGAATGTTTTTAAACGGCTAACACAAACTCTTGCCGTACCACTATCGCCAATAGCTCGAATTAGTTCGTTTGGCAAATTGTCTTTAACACCGTATGAATAAACCTTTTTAAGTTTATTCTCCTCAACCTTTGGCATTGCAGCTTTTACCACATAACTACGTCTGGTCTTATGCTTTTTCATTTAACAAATGGTGGTTACTTTTATGAGGAATGATGTAAGTTTTAATCTCGGCTTGGGTGATGGTAGAAAGTTGTATAACCTTACCATTAACACACATAGTATCGTTGATGTGTTGTTGCTTAATGGTAAATTCAGGGTTGTTTTTTGGTTGTTTTTTACTACTCATAACATAAGCGTTAAGCGCATTGTATGCAGTGATATAACTTCCTGTACATGTTTTGCACAGTTTTTTATTAAAAACCTCCTCGTACGCTTGTAGGAGGAGGTTTTTTTCTTTTATGGCATAGAAGCCGTTTTTAATTAGTTCCTCAACATCCATTATGCTGTTTCAAGCATAGCGTCTAATGTGGTGATAATATCCTCCGTGTCAATAGCCGGTTGGAATAGTTTTGGTTTTTCGTAAAAGTTACCGGTAAATGTTACTTTTTCGGCTTTCGAATCGGTAAACACAATACCCTCTGCACCTTCAATACTACCTGATAAACCCCTTTCATCGTCCATATCTCCCGGCTTCCATGGATTACGGTCAATCCCTGCCACTTTAACGCGGTTGTCAGCGGTAACATAGATTACAAAAGCGCGTTTGATTAAGCCAAGTTTTTGAACCGCTTCATGTTCTAAAGGAGTGTATGGCCAAAAAGATATTGTTGCTGTTTGCGTAAACATATTACGCGGCTTTTGAACAACGGTTGTGTATTTAAAATCGTTAGTTTCTTTTGCACTTGCATACTTACGTAAGTAAGTAGATGCTTTAAGTGTTAATGCGGTAACCTCACCGTTTGCGCCAAAAGTAACAGATGCGATATCTGTTCTTTTGCCAACATAGATAACACCATCAACACCACCCGGAGCCTCTAACGCAAGACAATTGGTTGTTTCCAATGCCTTCATCAGTGTTGTACAATCTAAAGTGTTCATTTTTTAATTTGATTTTTTAATTGAAAAAAGGCGGGCGTACACCCGCCTTAATCACTACCTATAAAAATTACAACTAACCCATGTATAACACTTTCTGCGATGGGGTCATTACAGAAGCTTCTTGAGTGAAAACACACCAGTAGAACATTCTACGGCTATTGGCCGCAACAAAGTCCATTTTAACGTAAGAGGTATCGTCTGTTGCATCGCAAGACCAAACAAAGTCACTCCAAACACCACCTGCCATTGTGTTTTCAGGAATAGGCACAAACTCAATACGAATGTTATTGAAGTAGTAAGTACCATCTTTATAAATGAACGCATCTTTAAAATTAGATGGGTTATTGTTGTAGATGGTAATTAATTGGTTGTGGCTTTCAGGGGCAAAAATTCTGTAGTTACCAATGTTTTCAGCCGTTAAATTTTCGGGTAAAATAATAGCGTAAAGCTTATCATACTCTGCCTTAATGTTGCTTGATGTGATGGTTGTTCCGGTTACTTTTTTACGTTTCCCAACCGCACCACGGTCATAAATTAACTTAGTAATTACACCATCGAACTCAGATGTTGGAGCTGCTGCAACATATACTTTATGAGCAGTACTCACAGACGTTGCAGTTGCATCTGCTGCGGTTAATGCTGCAACGGCCGTTTTAGTTGCGGTTTTAGCACCGTTCCAAAACTTAACCTCCGCAGCACGAGAGGTTAACAAACCATACAACTGTAAAACCATTTGGTTAAACTCATTGCTTTCCTCGTTAAATGCACCTTTCGGGATGTCCTTAGCGAATCGGCTAAACCTTAAACCAAGTTCTTTAGCTGTAAAGGTTTTGTAAACCATTAATTGTACAGGTTGGTTGATATAATCACGAACCGATAAATCTCCCTGACTGTTAGATTCTGTTGGTTCTTCGTCATAACTTTGAATAACAACTGCACCGTCAGCCTCTGTTAAAACAATTTCGTTTTTAACGTTGTCTAAAACCGTAACTAACTTTTTTTCAACCGTTCGATTCATCATCAACACTTGTTGGAAGATATTATCAAAGTGTTCTCCTTTAAACTCAACCGGATTAAGAATAAAATCATAAGCATGACCTTGATTTACAGCAGAGCCAAGAATTAAAGACAAGCCAACAACAGTACCTTCAACAGCACACAATGTAATTGCAGGGTTAAGATCGGCAGCGTTGCTGATACCAATTGATAGGATTAAACCTATCATTAAATTAAGGGCTAAGCCCAATCCGTTTTTAAGCGTTTTCATCTATTTTTTAAGTAATTAATTGTTACTACTTACCTTCTCCGCTTCCGTCAGGTGATGGCTTCTCCTGCTTAGATTCGATAAAGGCTTTAACTTCCGGACCATCAGCAAAAAGCTCAATGTCCTCAGGATGCTTGTTCAAATGATACAAGGCGATTTCATCTGTTAGCTCCTTGTGTGTGATTGCGGTGTTTGGACCGAACGGGTGCAAAACCTTTTCTTTTTTTAATTTAAATGGCATATTAGTTAGGAATTACTTTTCTACGATTGGCCGCTGCTTCTTTTGCTTTTGCAGCAAAATCATCAGCACCCGAGCTTGTACCTTTTGGTTTTCCGTCACCTTCACCCGGCACAAACTGCGATAGCGTTTGAACGGTTTTGTTGATTTCAACCAACTCTTTAGCAACTTTTGAAGCGTTCTTCTTTGCTTCAATTACTGCTGTTTTAGAAGCGTTTATTTGTGCCTCTAAATTTGCAATTTTGGCGTTTGCAGCTTCTAACCTCTGAGCATCAGTTTCTAACTCTGCCTCTTTGTAATCGCCAACTTTACCTTCACCATCAACGGTAAACGTATCGCCATTAGCCAATTTGTAATCGCCAGGTGAAGCAACTGTTGTCATAGCTTCATCGCTGTATACAACAATGCCATCGGCTAAACTATCCTCAGCAAAATAGATTGATGAACCGCTGTCGAGCGATTCCATTTTAGCATTGGTTTGTTTTTCCGGAGTTCCATCCTCTTTTAAACCAAGCGACTTAAAGGCGTTTTGCATGGTTGTTTTTAAACCACCTAATGCAGCCAAGAATTCAGCTTTATTCATATCTGTATGTTTTGAATTTTTAGTAACAATTGCAGCTATTTTATCTGAGTAAGAGAAAAGTTTAGCAGACTTGGCAACCGGTTGTCCGTTAATGATAGCTGTCGCAAAACCAAGCTCTAAAGCTTTATCAGAACCAAGATCAGTTTCATCTTTAAGCATTTGCTCAAGTTCTGTTTTTTGAGCATCGGTAAGAGTTAAGTGTTCGCAATAAAAGTTGAACATCTTATCTTGGGTTTCTTTAACATCGGCTGCAATAGCTAATAATTCATCTGCTGTTAAGCGAGTGTCCCAACCTAAAGAATATGGATCAAGTGCAGGGTTATGAATAAAGAATTCAGCGTTTTTGCTGATATGTCTTTCATCGCCTGCCATAAAAATAACCGTAGCAATACTGTTGGCTTTGTAAGCAATGGTTATAATTTTTTTACCATCTGCTTTAGCACCAACAAGCATATCATAAATAGCAAACCCTTGTGTGGTATTTCCACCATTTGAATCTATGGTGATATGATACTCGTCTGCATCTTTATTCTCATCAATAAAAGCTTGTACATCGTTAGAAGAAAAACACGGTTGTGATTCGCCAAACATTTCAGCGTATACATCATAGTTTCCGATGTCTTTATTGATAGTTAGTTTTGCGATTTTAGGCATTGCATTACTTCTGTATGTGAAATTTCATTTCTTCTATGTGTGAAAAAGTAATTCAAACATATATTCAATAATTGAATATTTTTGTTATACGTACCTCATAAAATAATATGGATAGCAATCGCATAATTTTGAAGACCGACTTAAGTAGGACAACACACAGTAAATTCAAAGAGAAATACGGTCCACGTAAAATGAAAGACCGACTTAGAGAACTTATCAAAGCTGATGTTGAGGGCTTAATAATTATTCAAAAAACTAATATTAATAATGGCTGATACAAACGAGAAAATAGTTTTAAGTGTAACACTTAACTACTCCGATTCCATAAAACAAACGGCTGAATTAGCCAGCGAAATTTTAAAGGCCAAAACCAACATCAAAGAGTTGAAGGATGCCGGGAAAGAAGGAACAGCCGAATACCAAGCACAATCGCAAGCACTAAAATATTTAACGGACCAACATCGCCAACAGTCTAAAGCCATTCAGGACAGTATTAAGGTACAGCAAGCCAACTCCGGAAGCATACAACAAATGCGCTCGGAAATCAATAAACTAACTGCCGAGTATGTTAACCTTACTAAAGAAGAGCGAGAAAGCTCAAAAGGCAAGGACTTACTTAATAAGTTACGAGGCACAACCGATGAAGTTAAAGCCCTTGAAAAAGCAATGGGCGATAACCGAAGAAACGTTGGTAATTATGAATCTGTTTTTGCTTCACTATCTGATCAGTTTAAAGTTGGTGGAATAAATCTTACAAACCTTAAAAACGGCTTCAATGCAACAAAAGATATAATTGGTGGAGCAAAGGACCAAATGAGTTCTTTTAACGGGGTTATGAAAGCCAATGTAATAGGTATTGTTATAACTTTGGTTGCCGGATTAGTCGCTGCCTTTAGTAGGTTTCAACCATACGTTGATAAAGTTGAACAAGCAGTTGGGGCATTAAATGGAGTACTTGATGTTTTGCTTGGCAGGTTGATAACCGTTGGCCAAGGTGTAGTTGAATTTTTATCAGGTAATTTTTCGGAGGGTATTGATAAAATAAAACACTCCTTTGATGGTGTTGGAGATAGCATGTTAAAGGCTGCAAAAGCAGGAGCAGAATTGGTAGCCATGCAGCAAAAACTTGATGATATCAATAGAGAAAACATCATTACTAATTCTCAACTAAACAAAGAGGTTGATCAGTTATTATTAAAGGCCAAAAACAGAACACTAACCGAGCGCGAGCGAATTGCATTATTAGACGAGGCATCGGCCAAAGAAAAGCAAGCATTTGAAAACAATAAAAAAGCTGCTGAGTTAGAACTTGAAATTGCACAGAAAAAATATGACAAGGCAGTTGAAAATCAAACCTTAAATGATGCAATTGAAGATGCCAGAGCCAATGCAATAGCAAAAGTTAATCAACTTGAAAGCGACAGTATTAACCTACAAGAAAAAATACAAAATAGAAGAGATTCGTTGATTGATGCCGAATCACAAAAACGTTCTGCTGCACTTGCAAAAAGACTTAAAGAGGAAGAGGATTTTTTAAAGGCTCAACTTGATGCCGATGCGAAAATGCAGTCTGAACAAAAAGAGGCCGAACAGCAAGCATTAAAAGACAGAGAGGATGCGTACAATTCTGCTAATTTAATACTGAAAAGAAGTTTTGCAGATGCCGAAAAAATAAGGCTTGACGAATTGGCCAAGGGCGCATTAACACAACAAGAGTTTGATAATCAACAGTTAATAGCAAGAGAGGCACAACTTGAAGCACAGATTGCACTTGATCAGCAATACTACAAAGATACAATTGATAATGAAGTTGCACTTGCAAATGCAAAAACTCAAATTGCACTTAAAGAGGCAGCAGATAAAAAAGCAATTAATGATGCACGGATAGAACAAGAGCAACAAACATTTTTTGCATTAACATCATTGGCATCATCGCTTAATGAATTGGCCGGGAAAAATACGGCAGCAGCTAAAGCGATAACCACTGCCCAAACATTAATATCAACATACTTTACAGCACAAAAAGCATACGAAAGTGCGTTTTTGCCAATACCAACTATTGCTTCACCTGCATTAGGTTTTATAAGCGCTGCTGCTGCTGTTACAGCAGGTTTGGCCAACGTTGCTAAAATTAATTCTATTAATACTCCTATTGGTGGAGCTGCTGCAGGTGGTGGAGATTTTATGACCAAAGGACCAACCTTGTTATTGGTTGGCGATAACCCTGGTGGTGTTGAACGAATAAGTGTAGAGCCAATCAGCGGAAAGGGTAAAACTACAATTAACCCGAATGGTAACTTAGTTGCAATGGCAGGTGGAGGAACATTAACTGCATTTGGTGGCTATGCTGAACGAAGAAACTCTGATATGGGGATTATTGACTATGCTGCACTTGCCGATGCGTTTGCTAAACAACCTGCACCAATATTGCGTATTACCGACCTAAATAAGGTAAATGAAAACAGCAGCAAGGTTGCTGCTGTTTCGGAGTTATAAATATTTTTGCATCTGATCGTATATTTTCTCGAAGTGCTTTCTGGCTTCTTCAATCATATCATCATGCAACTTCTTCCATGATTTTTTTCTAAATGAAAATCCTTGTTTAGCTTTCATTTTTGCAACTTCAGTCATAAGCACGTTAATCATTGCCTCCTGCCTTAGTGTACTGCTAAGCAATTCGTTTCGGATATCAACTTTAAATCCCGGATCAAACTCTTCTTTTGCTTTTTGGCTTTCCATTATGAACAAAGTTTAAGGAATAAAGAGAACAACACACACAGAAGCGTGTATCCTAGTATAAATAAAAACAATTTAAAGACTGATTTCATTTGCAAAAATCTACATAGTTGATGTTAACCTTCCCGGAAGCAACATTTGTGTACTTGTAATTAATGCTGCTGAAACCAGGTCTTATTAATGAAATAACAAGACCTGTATCGCTCCTTAATACATCGTATTTAAACTGTATGACCGAAGTTTGAGTGTCGTTACTTTCAGTATTTATGTTAAGCGTACTCTGCTTATAAAGAGTGTCTGTGATGGTTACAACTCGATACCTAATTGAGTTTGTACCGTAGTTCTTATTACATTCTGTGTAGGTGCCTTGTTCTACATTTTCAATAGGCTTGGGTTCTTCCTCTTTTTTACATGATGCAAATAAAAAGGCAAGTATCATTGTGGTAGTTAGTACTTTCATACTAACAAAAGTAAGACATTTTTTGATTAATCAATAGGGCAAAGTTCAGTTTCTGTACTTTCGTTTTGGCCAATCTTATATTGATTAATTGAATTGAGATAAAAGTACCCGTTTATATGTATATCATCAATGGTTGTATTGATGTAAAGTGAGCGATTATAGTTTAAACTTTTTGAGAATGGAGTGCTTGAAGATATTTGGCAAACGTGCACATTGTTAAGCCTTAGGTTTAATTTTATTATTTTTTGATTAAACATCACGGCCTTAATTAACTTGTAGTTTCTATCAATCAAGGCATCAAAATGAAAATCATCAAAAAACAAATGGCTGTTTGTGGCCAATGCCGGTTGTCCTGAAATATTAAATAGGTTCTCGTTGTTTTGTACAATGTAAGCGCACCTTGGTGTTAACTGCTGTGTTGTTGTAAATAAAGGATATGTGGCCATTGTTATACCTCCAACAACAGCTCTAACTACTCCTGCAAACTCAGACTTGAATAACTCCGATTCTACCGGCAAAAGTTCATTATCAATTTTTAAATTTCCGGTGCCATAATCAATAGGAAGTGTTGAATCGTTGTTATCCTCTTTGTATCGCATGTAGTTGTTTTGTGCATAATTACCGAAATTATACTCAATCTCTGGCCGTTCTGATGCATCTACTAAGTTTGATACATCAATGGCCTTATCTTTTTCAGAAACATCATCAAACTTATTTAGGATGATAACTCCATTTTCATAATCTGTTGTTACCTGAACTCCAAATTGATTGAAAACATGTTTGATAAAATCTTTTATTTTGAGTTTAGGAGGAAGACTTAACGCTAAGTCTGTGTGTTGATCTCTCTGCTGTGGGAATATTTCATCCAATCCATCATCAAACTTTAAATAGCCATTTAAACAACTGAATTGATTTACAGAAGTATTCCCAAAATTAACCCTAATACGATAAGAAGTTGCAAAATCGAAAACAAGGTTTGTATAAGATAATTGCACATAAATATTACCAGAACCGAAATAAGAAGATGTGCCAAGTATTTGAGGAGTTATTGATGTTACGGGATTTATATCTTCAAGAGATACCGTAACTGTTCCAGTACCTGAAAAACTAGTAGGCAATTCAAGTAATAAATATCCTTCTGCATTTACTGTTTTTGTACTACCAAAATCAAAAGCAGTGAAAAAACCACTTCCAACGCCATCCCACTCCGAATTTCTTATAAAAAACAAAGGAGCGTTTGTCGGCTTTAACTTTCGAGTATTTTCAAGTGAGGCAAACGCAATACCATCACCAGTAGTTATTAATTCATTTGTTACTTTCCTGAAGTCAGCATCAAAAAAAGTTGTTCCGAATCTTTTCATCCATTGCTTGTTGCAAAACGGCAAAACGGAACGTTGAAACAATGGGTCACCTAACAATGAACCCGCAATTGTATATCCATACTCTGCGAATATAGAATCAAGTAATGTTCGGTAATAAATTGAAGGGTAAAAATCGACTGTATTACCATAGTGACAATTTGCATAAACAAACCCACTTGTATTTAGTCTATTGTCGTTTATCACATCGTTAAAAAACATGTGATCGTATTGGCTCAAATCTATGCTTTGTAATTGCTTATCTCCTATACTATCAATCCAATTGGAGTTACCGGAAAAAACGTTGATGTTAATTTCATCCTTAGATGTAACTATTTTACAAAACCCATCAACTACCAAAACCCCATTTTCGTAAATCTTAACCGTGTTTTTTTTTCGGGCAAAATCACCAATGCTATTGGGTTGGTGGCTGTGTTGTGCAATTTTTTTATTGTTGGCCGTGTATGGTATTTTAAACGTGTTGGAGTACTCCCCACTTCGGGACTTTACTTCCTGAAATTTATTGCACTGATAAGTCATAGCAACGGTTTCGTTGCCAAATAAATCTACACGCTGTCCGTTAATAAAAAAATCAATCATTACTGAATTTGCACAAGTTTGTTTTGTGAGAAAATAAACCTGAACGATAAAGACTTAAACTCTTCATCATTGTCAATGGTTATAAAGTTACCCTCATCAATAGTTATTGATGTAAAAACAAATTCATCATCAACAAAATCTACTTTATAAGCCTGAATTGAATTGCGTAGTGAAGCAATTTTTTCGACATGCTCTTTTGGTATTAATTGATTGTTTACCTCAATTACATCGTATATAGAACCGCGAGAGGAGTAAATTAAATTCCTATTGTTATTGACAAATTTTTTCGCTCCTGCTTGGCTTACTTGGTAGCGTTTGTTTTGAGTGAAATAATAGGTATCCCATCCACCACGATCATTTAACCATGTAATTAAAATAGCATCTGCTGGGCATTCGTCATAATCTGAGTATACTACTTCATCTACTTCAATAAGATTAACAAGTATTATATCCGATAGAGTTCGTCCGGCAAGGCTATAACTTATTGTCATAAACTTTGCACCTTCACCATCGTGGGTAAAGGTTATTAAGCCTGAAGATGATATTGTAAAATTAGTATCACCAGAAGTTTTTGAAAAGCCTGATGCAGTTTCATTTTCGTTGACTAACTGAATTAAAGTAGGCGTTTCTTTTACTTTAGGAAGATTAAAAACCTTTCGGTTTAACTTTCCGTAGTTAATGATAACCAATCGAAAAACTATGCTTTGCCACAAAATAGTAGGTGCATAATAACGTACAATAAACTCGTATGTGCCTGGAAACAATGTTAGGTTACTAACAAACGTTAAAACGCCCGTAGTTCCATTAATTGTAGCCACTGGAGTTGAACCGAAAATAGTTGGCACATCAAGCAGTTCAAAACCATAAGAACCGGCAGGATATGTCGGTGCTAACGTTTTAGCGCTTACATCGGTATTATTGTATACAGCTTCGTTTGGTGTCATTTTAATTTTCAATTACAACCCAACTATCCGGGTTGAGGTGATCAGATAAATTTATACACTTCATTTGAGTGAAGTTCTCGAAGTTTATAAAGTCGGGGCATTGACTGGGATACTCAGAAGCAATGGAGCTTATTCCATTGATTGTGCCGTCATTGTTGAATAGCAAACTAAAAGTCATACTCGTTTATTCTTAAAGTATTAAAACACGCTAAGCTGTTGTTGTATACAGCACCTGAAATAGTAGGGCAACCCTCATCAATTTCACGGTATCCACATGCCATATTGGCTAAAGCTTGAGTTGTATCAAAAATGTAATATCGGTTGAGCCCGCTTGTTACAATGGAGGTAACATTTGCTGGCCTAACATAAATTTTCTTACTGTAAGGTGAATACAATACACAATTAGCCGAATTATGGTTAGTTGCTAAAATTGATGTAATTAGCGGGTAAAGGTTACCAACACTCGCAAATGTTGGTGTTATAGATATAATTGGTAAAGCTGTTCCATTGTTATTGGTAACTACAAGATGAGAACTAATCTGACTATATGCTGAATCACCCCTATTGGATGTAATAATTGAGATACCTGCATCACGATTGCCCGTTTCATCTATCCGATAGTAAGATGCATTGATACCTAAGTAGTATTTCCCTGCAATTTTATTTAGACCTAAAGTAGATGATATGCCTAAGTAATGAACTACAGACTCATCAACATTTCGAAGTATCGCATAAATTTCATTATTCACATTACCACTTACTGATGCACCAATATGTTGCAAGTACACTGAGTTAGATGCCAGATATGAATTTGATGTGATGTTTTTTGTTGGAATTTCACTTAAAGAAAGTGCAGCATCAGGTTTAACTTTTGCACCTGAAGTAACAAACATATCAAAGGCTTCAGAGTAAACAACAGCCGCACCAACCGAAAAGCGAGTAGATGTTATGGTATTAATTATTGTATTAAAATTAACACTTGAAGGATTAGCGTCAATCACAATAACATTCGCCGTACCAAAAACCCAAACTTCTTGTGTGATTGAGCGATAGCATATGTTGTGATAAAAATTACCTGCGGTTAAGTTAATCGTTGCAACACGTGCAGAACTTGCTACAGACAAAGGACTGAAAGTACCGACATCAACAGCCAAATCTGTAACAACAACAGTTCTTGCACGAGGGCATAGATCGTAACGATAACGCCCATCACCTCCATAATTTACTGCATTACCTCTATCGGTAATTTTATTTCTTTTTGGGAAGCCTGGTTCCATATTAGAAATCTTTTAAAATTGCCAACACTGTAATTTGTAAACCTGCGGTAACAGCAGCGTTACATTTAGCGCGTAACTTGAAGCCAGCCGGTAGTGGTATGTAATAATTTTGGTCGCGGTCTAACAAACGGCCATTAATAAAATTATTATTGCTGTTAATTAACCTCAATGGATCAGGAGTTGTTATTATATCCCCCTGCCTTGCTGCTACAGTTGCTAGCTTAATTGGAATATCAACACTACCATTATTAAGGTAAAGTGTCATATCCTTTGCTGCAGTATCTGTACTTGTAATGAGTATTTCCATCAAACGGCTACCATCAGCAGCTGCACTGCAAATATCTTTAATTGTAGTGCCATCTGCATTTGCAAATGTTGCAACAGGTGATGGAATCCGATCATCTTCAATAAAAAAGGCGGTTGTGTTTTTTGCCATGTCAATTATCTCCTATAATATAAGCCATAAGGCCATAGTTTGTGTTTACTTTAATTTCTGTATCATCGGCAAGCAATGGTGTAATTGGGTTATCCAACTCATCAATCAGTGCAATATCTTTACTACCATTTGCTTTAACGTTTGTCCATGCATCGCCATTTAGTGTTATTGTGCTATCAGGTACATTTGCATCAACAGTTTTAGTTGCTGCAACGTCCTTAGCCTCAATCATCACTCCTGCGCTATCTTTAATATTTACTGTTGCATCAGGTATAATTTCTTCTACACTTGCACTGGCAGCAACTGTTACAATACTTAATTCTTCGTCAAGCGAATTTTTGATTACTACCGTAGAATCATCAACCACAATTTCGGAAGGTTGGCAGCTTGGCACTTCAACGTTTTCAATGCTTAACCCAAGGCTATTTTTAACAGTAATTTCTGTGTTTGGCACAACAACCTCTTTGGTTTCACCAGCCTTGATTGCAACATCACCAATAGATGCATCAAGTGTATTTACAAGTTGTGCTTCGCCATCAGGTGCGATTATATCTTGGTCAGGACCTGCGGCCTTAATTGCAGTAGTGCTTAATACTGCACCTGCAGTATCTGTTAACTTTGCATTGGTATTTGCAACTGTATAATCAGCAGGTGCGGTTACAGAGCTAATTAAGGTACCATCTGCACGTTTAACGTTAACCGTTCCACCTCCTCCCGGATCGGGTGGAACCGGTGGAACATATTCGCTATCTAAAATTGTATTTATAACAACATCATCGTTTATTCTTGAAAAGAAGAAGTGAGATAATTTGTTTTTGTAAACAACATCGTTTAGCTGCTTGAAGTTGGTAACGTAACGTGAAGCATTAAGATTTTCTACACAACCGTTTGAAGCCGCTTTTATTTCTCCAATTGGTTGTTCAATCAAAGACCCATTATCCACTACGGTGATATAATAGTGTAAAAACAAACTTGAATCTACTCCTGTTATGGTTGGAGGAAGTACCTCCCCTATGTAATTAACTAAGTAACCATCAATTCTAAATGTATATAAATTGTCTGTATCAGAATTAATTTTAAAAGATGCGTACTTTTCTAAAACTGGTAAACCAGACTGAACACCCTTTCTATACCCTGCATAAATGTAAACGGTTATCTCATTGGTTTTATGGATAACAGCAGAATTAAATGTTGTGTATATTGTTGGGCTTGAATGGCTGATTAACTCAAGGTAAGCATTAAGTCCACTCATGTAAACAACTCTATAAACTTGTGTTACAATAGTTGTACCACCAACATCTAATATTTCTTTTGTCGTTGTGAGTAAATCACCAACAGATAACTTACCTGCTCGTTCGTTGTTTAATACAGGCATTATAATCCCTGTAATAGGATGAAAGCCTGATTCAATTGCATATTCTGCACCAAGACCGGGCAACACAGGAAGAGTATATGTTCTCCTTAATTGGTATTGTATTGGCCAATATAACGAAGACCAAGCATCTGGTTGACTAACTATAGTTATCATGCTAATGCCTCCTCTCTAAACGGTTGTAATAAGTCTTGTATCAATTGCTCGGTGTTTCTAAGTATGAGAGATTGTTTTAATTGCTCAATTCTTTCGGCCAATGGTATATCAGCTAACAAACCACTATTTCCACCTTGGTGTTGTTGCCATATTGTTGAACCAAACCTATCAATGTTTGTGGCCACACTTACCGGATTATAATCTAATCCTTTAACGGCCAACCACTGTTCTATTTCAAATAATGCAAAATTGCTTTGACGAGGAGCTTCACCAAAAACAAGCTTATCAATGTATGCCAATGCATACACATTTAGCTGCTCGTCCGTTAATTCATCACGCAAAGAATTAGCAAGCCGCCCCGAAGCATTTACAACAGCTTCAAATTCGCCCGTGCCTTTACCTTTCCTTTTAATGGGTTTGGTTTCGATAGCATGTTTAACATGATCGATGTACCATTCCGAGAAGTCTTTTAATATGTTTTCTTCAAAAACTGTCATTCTCAACAACGGTTAAACCATTTATTGGAGTTAACTCCTGCAATACCAATTCTTGTGTTAGTTTGCAGTATGCTTCAACGGCTTTCATTCCTCCGTTTTTATATGCATTAATTATACGGTTGTTATGGTTAACTGGATATCTAACACTGTTTTCAACAAGATACTTTTGGTCAGGATGAACAACACCAAAAGCAGATTTATTGATATTAGGATTATCAATAATATCCTTGCCAATCATAGTTCGTTTTTGTTTTACCTCGTAGTATGTAGTTGGTAAAATCTTGGCTAATTTTTTAAACTCTTTTGCTTGAAACTTAGTTAATTTTAACATACTGGCTTTTTAGATGTTAGTGTAAAGCTTACTGAATACCCGGTACAATAACCGGGGAATGTTTGAAGCTCTGGAGTTTTAAGAATTTTAGATGTGATGCTTGCTTTGCCTTTAATTCTGTTTTCAAAATCGGCAAGAAAACTCTCACTTAAAGCATTCATTTGCTCAACAATAACATCCCTTTCATCGGTTGTATTGTTAGTGCTATCTTGACTTACAAAAAACATAACAATTTGCCTTTCAATATTTCCCAACTTTCTGTCGTGGGTTTCTCTAAATGGCATTAAAGCAACCATTGGCCAATTAGCTGTTGTTGATGCCAAAGAGGCATCAGGTCTACGCCCACGGACAAATGTTCCGTCAGGATTAACGGCAAGTAATGATGTTTTAAAAAGTAATATGCAGTTTAGGTATGTCATGCCGCTTTAGTTGGTTTGTGCGCCTCTGCTAACTGTTTAGCATAGTCGCTGTTTTCGTAATCAATAACTAAAGTTTGATATACAACACTTGCCTTTTGGTCAAGTATTGAATCGTATTTTAAAAGATCGCCTTTGGCCAATGCGTGAAGGGTTGTAAAAAAACCATACTTTTCAAACCTTGAGATACCGGCTTGAACCTGCTCTTTAGTTGGCTTATACTCTGTTAGTTTTTTATACTTGGCAAAGAATGTTTCAAGTTGATTTCTGAAATAAATCGCAATCGGCCTTGCATCCTCAAAAGGCATGTTCATTATATCAATCCCGGTATAAATCTGTGCAACATTGGCTAAACTTTCGCTAACAGTTAATAAACCGTTTACACTGTTTTTAATGTGCATTTTTGAGGCCTCAAGCATGGACCATGATTTATCACCGATATTAATATTAGCAACAGTTTCGGGAACTGACTTAATTAAAAGAATTGGCTCGTCAATGAAATTTAAGTGAGGCTTTATTTTTTGTAGAGAAAAATCATCGAACTGAAGAACTAAATCACTGCCTGATAAGTCTTGAATGTTTTTTAACGTGCGTAAATGTTCGCTTTGAATTGATGAATTGCGCTCTATTGATACAAAATCTTTATATAAAAACTCCCGGTAACTTGTTTTAATCTCAACAAGTTCTGCTCCTTTGTTAGTATTTACATCAATTCTCAACATTAAATATTCAATTTTTGAATATTCAAATATAGAATATTTTAGATATTACGCTAACAAACTTTTTACACGAATTTTAGTTGATTTAAGTTCAAACCATTCACGAAGAGACAAACAATCGGAGAAGTCAGGTGAACGGCCATTAGTAAATATTTTCTGTTCGGCTTTGCTGTTCAATGTTTTTTGGCCACGTTCGTTTGTCTTACCTCGTTTAATGGCTTTTAAGTCCTGCTTGATTAATTCCCGAACATCAAAGGTTTTGCCACCAACTTTAACTTGTGTACTGTATATTTTTTGGCCACCCGACATAATAACAACAGATTGGCTGCTGATGTTTATTTTAACTAAACAATCATTTACACGTTTGCTAAGCCTAAAGTAGCATTGTGTTTTAAGCATGTCGTAACTTTCTTTAATTTGGGTGTTTGGGTCTGGTAACGAAGGACCGCCACCGTGGAAACCTTGATACCCTCCCATTTTAACGGTACCATCTCCAACACCATCTTGATCAACCAATACATTTGACTTACCTATGTTGTGCGATTTTCGGTATTCCTCAATTGATTCAACAATTTCATGGGCCTCAGACTTATAAAATACAGTAATCTTAACAACTTCCCAACCATGCCAAACCATTATCACGCAAAAATCACGGCCAAAACGTGCCGCATCGCAAGTAATGTAACGGTTATTATTTTCCTCTGGGAAATTGGTCCATAAATTATCAAGCTTGTTGTGTTCAAATAGCGACAAATCGTCCGTTTTTATTTTCCAATTCCCAAGTAGTAGTTGTGCTTTGGTGTTTTCATCCTGCGAAAGTAAGTTGGCCAAGTATTCAGGGTTCTTGCTCATTAACTCGCGGTTATTATAGATTGAACCAGGAATGAATGTTACCGATTTAACCATGTTGTCGGGTGTTGTTTCGGCCAAACGTGCCGTTTCTACAATCTCAGGGGCTGCATCAATAACCTCTTGCTTAGTATCACCCCAAACAATGTTATCGTTTACCTTAATGAAGTAACGAAGTTTACCGCAACGTTCCGGAATTGGTAAACCATAAGTTGGCGATGTATCGTCTTGGTCAATCCACCACTCAATAAACGAAGCGACCCAACTATCAGGGTCAGGGTTACAAGTTGCACGAACGTAAGGCTTTACAGATGATACCGAACGATTACGGGAGAGCAAATAAAAGAACTGCTTTTCGGTAAAATGCGTTAACTCGTCAAATGCGATAAAGGGATATTGCGCTCCCTGATGGTCGAATATATTATTTTCGTGTTCGAGGTGCTGAAACTTAACGGTGGCTTTGCTCTGGAACTTCCACTTTAAGTCTGAACTATTAGGCACTCCGCCAATCCCGGCATAAAAAGATGAAGTATCCCACAAACCACCATCGTTTTTAATTTGTGGGTAGGTGCGCCTAAATATTACTGCTCTAAATTGTGGGTTGGTGATGTGTCGCAATGGTTCCATCAACAGCGCATAGGTTTTGCCAGCACCTGCAGCACCTCCACCAATAACAATATCGGCAGAGGAACGGAGAAAATCCATTTGAAACCCGTCTTGCGGTTTAATTTTCTGCATCGCTATCTCTGCCATTGTCAGGTAAAAAAACTTGAACAAGGTTCATCTTCTCACCGCCTGAGGTAATATCGGTTTTATGAACGTATAGGCCTTGAAGTTTGGCCATATCTTGAAGTACATCCAAGGCTAACGTCTTGTTTCGCTCCATAGCCCAATCTAACAACTTCATTCGGCTTTGGATGTGGAAACCACGCAACGATTCTATGTTTTGGCCAGACAATGTTTTAAAATCATCAAACGCTTTATTCACATAATGCTGTGCCATACGAGGTGTAATACCCCAAGCACTTGCCACTTGCGTAACTATGTCTTTAGGGTTTTTACCTAACACTAAATATTCCTGAATAATGCGGATGCGTTTTAGTTTCTCAACCTTATCTGCTCCATTGTTGCGTGGCTTGGCCATTATTTTTTCCTTATACCTGACATAAACTCAATAGCCTTGATGTGTTGTTCCATCATGCTAATTTGCCTACGGATAACCATTTCCTCAATCTTTTCTCGCTCGGACCTATTGTCTTCTTTTAAAAGCGGATCGGTTGGCAAATAAGTTTTGTGTTGCTGTTTTAGCAAATCAAGTTGCCCTTTTAAATAATCTAAAACATCCATAGCTGATATTTCAATTTCAATTGATTTTACGGCAACCGTTTTTTTTCTTTTATCTACCATGCCGCTAATTTATTACTCTTCGATATTTTTTACTGCAACATCGCCAAACTCTTCTTTAATCGCCTTGGGGTCTCCTTTGTAAAAAACAAGTATGTTTTGATGTACACGGCCAATTTTGCGCGAGCCTTGAAATTGTTTAGTAACTCTTACCGGAACTGAGCCAGCCACATTTAAAAGTATAATTTCATTGTAAAATGATGCTCCTGCATACTCAAACGCTTCAATAGTATCTTTAACGAAGTTTTTATAAAACCCTTTGTTGCCTCTGATTTCTGAAACAACAAAGCAAGCGAAGCGGTTTTGCTTTAACTTTTCAACAGACTTTTGTATGATAGACGAATACACTTCAAAAAACGATTGATAATCCATGTTTGATAAATCGGCAGGGTCTTCGCTGTACTTTTCTAAATCGTGGTAAGGAGGACACGAGAAAACCAAATCAGCGTAATCATTTTTAATATTATCAAGTACAATGTTGCTATCTCCAACCTCCCAAGATGGCGAAGTATTATTTACACAAAGCTCTTTAGCTTGGTTGTAGTTTGCGTTTACTTGGTCCGCCCTTAAATCAATACCATGATAGTTAAATCCAAGCATTGATGCCACTATACCACGAACCGAACCGCCTGCAAAGGGGTCGAGGATATGTCCACCAGGTATTCCAAACCAAGAATAAAGCACTTCACAAAGTACTGGGTCGAAAATGCTTGCACCCTCATAAATGTGCATCCCTTGTTTTTTGGCCTCGGCAATGATTTCATCCCATTCAGGGTCGCGGCCTAATACCTCACGCATTTTATTTCGCAATTCGTAAACGCCTGATGATTGGCCAGACTTTGCCACCAATTCAATATCTTCTCGCGTTTCTTGTGAGTTAAGGCCAATTTTAGCCCACGTGCGTTTGCGTTCTTGCCAATAACCCTGACGAGTATCTATAACGCTAAAAGGCGGAGCGAGGAAACGCTCGGTAAGAGATTGCTTGGCTTCCTGCTTTTCCATGTCAGAAAGCGTATCAATGGCCTTAAAATTAATATCGGTTGTTTTTAAACCGAAGTCTTTTAACTCCTCGATGGTAAAGTTAAAGTTTTCCTGCAAGGCCTTTATATCCCATTCGCCACGGTGCGTATTATCAACCACCATACGCTTGTTTTGCGCCTCTTCTGGTACATCATGTTCAATAAACACCGGTGCGGTTTTATAGCCCAACAAACGCTGTGCTTTAATCCTTTGTTGCCCGGCATAACAAATGTAACGGCCATCCTTGAAGTTAATCAAAGATGGCCGTTGCTCCAAGTATTGCTTGTCCGCTTCAATATCGCGGCATAAAGCCTTTAATTCGCTATCCTCAATCGTTCTTGGGTTGTTTTCCAACAACTCGATTAGGTCAATATCTATGTATTTGTGTTCAATCATCAAAACAAAGATATTCAAAAATTGAATATTTAGCGAAACAAAAAGAAACTAAATAGATTTATGATTTAGATATCTCTTTTTGCTTTGGAACTATAATTCCGTTATCGACCAACAATTTTTTATGGTCTTTATCCGATAGTTTTTCATGATTAACCTTTACCCATATCTCATGAGCAGATAGTTTTTTATGAAGCATCTCTTTTGATTTGTATACAGCAACACTTATGTCATTATGTAAATTATCTGTGTTTTCACTCATTTTGTTATCCATTTTATTAAATTTTACTCCCAAGGATTATTGCCAGTAATTTCAGTAAATACCTTTTTAAACTCACTAACCTTTTCAGGTAATATGTTACTTAGTGATTGAACATGCATTGCCGGTGGCAAAGGTAATTTTAGTGCATGAGCCAGATTATCTAACGAATCAATCAATTGGCCTAATTTTTCAAATTGTTCTTCCATGAGTTTTCCGGAACCGCTTATAAGAGTAGGTTGCGGTAATGCTTCTAATATCTCACGGAATCTAATCATGTAATCATGTTCCTCTTTTTCGTTGTGTACATACTTCATTCGCTCATACACCCATTTTAAGTGTTTAATATCTTTGTCTTTCATATTAAATGTATTGTTTATAGTATTTTTAAAAAAAGCCGCTAACAAACTATTGTGGCAATTGCGGCCAACATTGCCACCACACACCGCAACAGCCCACAATAGGACTGTTATGCTCCATTGCTACTTGACCGCTTCGATTTGACATTTTTGGAAGTGTTTTTAATCTTTTTTTCTCCCAACGCTTCCAGTCGTTTTCATTACCGATTTTCGTATAATGCAAATTGTATTTTCAAATGGTTCTGCAAAATCAAATCTGTCAAGCGTAAATTTGGAAACACCCAAGTTTGGGTTTTCATAGCATAAAGCGGATAAGCTCCCATAGTATTTATGGGAGTTTTCCGATTTGATTTCTAAGTGGAAAATTTTACGCATTTTCTTTGATTCTTATAGCATACATATCCCAAATCAAAACTTCACCTATTGTTGTTGTTTTAACCTTTGGAGAAGTTTCATTTCTTAATTTTTCCAAAATAGCCATTTCAGTTTTTGCTGTTGATAATGATTTAAACTTAATGTCTTTTTCAGCCATAAATACATTTCCTCTTGAAATTGTTGGTCTCATAACTTTAGCAATTTCTAAAATGTTAGCATTTGCCCTGATTGCGAAAAGTGGTGAGTTGTGTAAATCTTGAATTTTCATTTCTATTTGTTTTAATTCCTGATACAAATATAAGCCGCTTATTTGTAACTACCAAACATTTTTACAAATATTTTTCACCTATTTGTAATTTTCTTTGTAAAGTGCTGATTTTCAATGTAAATAATTTTAGCCCGCTGCACAAAAAAAGATTAAAAACACCTTGCTCCGATTGAAATTCCTCGTTAATAAACCGCAACGAGAGTATAACAGCGGTTTGGCGGCATTAAAACGACCGCCAAACCGCAAAACGTTAGCCGCAAGCCTAAACGACCTGCAAGCCCATGACAACAAAACCTTCCTGAATACCAAATTGGCTTCCTTGTAAAATGTAGCTCACTTTTCGGTGGAGTATCCGACCAGTATATTTGTCATCATTAAGGCCATCTTCATAGTAGCCTTTTGGAACATACTCTTTTAAAAGCAATTCATCGCCTTCTGAAAAGTATCTGTCATTTTTTCTAACCTCAAAGGTTTTGTTGCCGTTTTTTACTTGCTCAAAGTATTCAGGCCAAGTTTTTAATTCGTGTATCATTTTTATTTGTGTTGTGAGAAAGGCCAGCGGCTAACAGCGGTTTTGCAATAGCCGCCTGACACATCTCGGTTAATAATTAAGTTCTACTTTGGCGGCCATCGCAAAGCCGCAAAACGTTAGCGTAATTTCTACTCATACCCTCCTAAAGTCTACACTATCCGATTTCGCACCAAGTAGTACATGGTTAGTCATTTGAAACAAACGGCCACTAATCCTATCACCATACATGGCCTCAACTTCTTTGTTTAGAAGATTATCGGTAAAGTGGGTTAACAATCCGTGTTTCGTCCACAACAAATACCTGGTATCGATTATCTCTCCAATTACATTTCTATCCTTTTTAGAGAAGTGGCCACCAAGACTTTCTTTACCCAAATCATCAATCATTAGGTGATTAAGTGTTGGCTTCTTTCCATCAACCGTAACTTTTACTGCATTGGTTGTGTATTGGGTAATAGCATCACCGTTTAAATTAAACTGATCAACTATTTCTAAAACCGACTTAATGCCGAACTTGTGTCCTATTTTGGTGGCTTGCCAAATACGGAACAACATTGTTTTCCCGCTTCCGGTATTGCCCGTTATCCTTATGCCTTTGCGAATGTCGAGGCCTCGTTTTTTTGCCTCCTCTTTTTCGCCAAGGAAATAATAAACCAATCCTTCAACCACCGATGCATGTTCTAAGTTTAGCCCTTTGTATTTTTTGTAGTGGTAAACTTCATCGTTGCTTTCCCTCTTGGCGAACTCTTGGGCGTGTCTGTTAAATATGTTTAGTGCTTTGGGGTAATTAAGAGCCAAAGTCTTTTCTTCCTGAGTGTAAGTTTCCGGGTGTTGGACCCGGCCTATTGCCTCCAAAACTCGATTGATTGGTTCCATTTTTTTCTTTAGTTAACTTGTCGATTATTACCTTGATTGTGTTTCTGAAGTGTTGCGTATTGGAGAAGCTGTCTCCCTTGTAGTCTTTGTCAAGCCTATCAAGAACCTGCTTAACCGATAGGCCTGTACCATACACCCTTTGCTCGGTGTAGTTTTGGTGTGCCATCATTACTACTTCGCTTGGTAGTTTGGTGTGCATTTCGTTTCCGATGTACCACAACAAAACTTTTTGCTCGGCCTCGGGCGCAGGAAATAAATTATCTTTAATTACTCTATCACTTACACTAACACTTCCACTATCACTTACGGTTGATTTTGTTAAACCATCACCAACACTTTCAACACTTGTTGAGTTTGTTAGATTTTGTTGTTCTTTCGCTGTCTTTTTTGCCTCTGCACTTGCTTGTCCGGCTAAGCTTCGTTTATGTTTAATTGTCTCGTACTTAACTAAATCTCTTTTTAACGACTGCTCTATTGGCCTAAATGCAATTGCTACTATTTTATTTGGAGCAATTGGGTTTCTATCGTTAACAAATGCTAACACATGTTTAAATAGTTGGCCTGCCTCTTTATCTGTTAACTCTTGTACAGTTGCATCAACATCACAATAGAGCAGGAATGATTTTTTATCTTTTGCCATTTTAAATTCCTTTCATGAATGCAATCCATTTTGTTCGTCCGTGTTTACCACTTGGATGTCCAAAAAGGGGATTACCACCTATTACTTGTAGTATTTTATTAGTTGTTATTTGAGCTTCATTCCACTTAAAAATAAGTGTTCCATAAGGCTGTAGAACTCGCATAGCTTCATCAAAACCAGCTTTAATGTCTTGTTCCCATGTAGGAAGAAGAACCCCATACTTTTGTGCCATCCATGTATCCTTGCCAAGTTTGTTCAAGTGAGGGGGATCAAATACAACCAGATGGAAAGTATTGTCTTCGAATGGCATATTTCTAAAATCTGAAATGATATCTGGTTTAACTTCAAGAGTTCTGCCATCACATAACTCAGATTTAATATCTCTAACATCTGCAAAAACAACGTTTGGATGATTCTTATTAAACCAAAACATTCTCGAGCCACAGCAACAATCCAAAATGTATTTATCTTTATTTACTTGCATTAAATTTTTAGTTTAAGTTGACCTTTTGCTTTTACCTCTTGAAACACTTCCTCCCAAAACTTTACTATATCATCAAATGAGTAACCCTTTTTAATAAGGGTGTTATTGATGTTACTTACACGCTCGTGTACTTCTTGGTATGTCATGCAACAACCCTTTCAATCGATTCTAAAATACCATCAAACGAGGCCTCAACTATTGATTTGATTTGGTTTACTTCGCAACTATTGCCTATCATCTTTTTTTGTTGGCTCTGGTTGCCTAATAAAACATAGTTCTCGTCAAAACCTTGAATGCGCTTTAACTCAATAACCTTTAACATTCGCATTTTAATATCTGTAATGTCATACAAGTCCATGAACTCCTTTATCCTGATAACAATTTCTGAATCGGTATCATATACCGGGATTGCAACACGGCCACGTTCAACAGCTACAACATATAACGGTGATTTATCTTGACGGGCAACAACAACACAACACGGCCTATCTACACCTTGAGAGTTACCACCCCAAGAGGGATTTATTAAATAGTGCGTTCTAACTGTAGTAACTGTTGGCGATGGGCTATCAACTGAAATCGCAGGAGCTGTACTGCTATTCATATTAATGAGGTAATCGTACTTTCTGTTTGCGGTAATGGTTTTAGCCGGTGCATCAATAGATGAACATCCATTACCGAAGTGAGTGCTCATTATAAACGGTTCAATTTTAACAAGGCAGTGTTTATCTGTGGTAAGTATAGTTCCTGCCGGAGTATCTAATGATTGGTGATTATGATCGCCAGAATATTGTTTATCTAAAAAATACTCTGCATTTATTAAACTTAGTCTATCTTTAGTAGTTACAGTAGAAGCAGGACCGTTAATTGATACCGGAGAACTAATGCCGTGATACTTATCTAAAAATACTGGTTTTACTAATGAGTGAGAATCTATGCACTTTATAGCACCGGCAGGACCATCAATTGAAATATTCTTGCCGTCAGGTCTTCCACTAAAATACTTTGATAGGAATTCTGATTTTTGCATTCCTGCCACGTACTTAATTAAACCTGCATAAATTCTCTCGTATGTTTTATCGCTTAGTGCTTTATCCCTAAAAATGCTGTTACCCTCGTCAGTCAAATCCAACACATCACGAACCGGCTTGTATTTTTTTAGGTTATCAAATAACGATGTTTGCTTTGGCTCTTTGCTATGTGTTGGTGTTGGCCATTTAATAGTAATCCAAGGCTTAGCAAATTGAGCAAAGAAACGCCTGCGGCTTGTATATGCGCCATAATCAGCAGCGTTTAATATTCGCCAATCAAAGTTGTAACCATGGGTTTGTACCTGGTTTGTCCAACGTATATAGTCGCAACCCTCGCGCTTACTAATTGGCTTACCGTTTTCATCTAAAGGACCCCACGACATAAACTCCTCTACGTTTTCAATATAAATCATGTCGGGGTTCAACCCTTCAATGTACCTGAATAAATGTTCAGCAAGTGTGCGGCTGTCTGCATCGCGTGGCTGTCCGCCTTTTGCTTTGCTAAAATTGGTACACTCTAAAGAAGCCCATAAACAAATGATAGCATCGGCCTCGGTTACTCTTATTTGGTTTACAAGTCTTACAATTGGCTCAATATCTAAAGTGCGAATGTCTTCGGTGAAGTGAAGCACACCATCATGATTAGCCTTGTGTGAAGCGATAGCCCACTGATCATGATTAACGCAAGCGATTACATCAGAAATTCGTTTGCCGTTTTTAACGGCTTTCATTACTCCAGAGGTTACACCTCCGGCACCACAAAATAGGTCGATAAAGTACATCATAATTAATTGGTAGTTAGTTTTTGTTGGCTCAATATTGGGTTGACCTTTTTACAAGTGCAAGGTTTTTAATCTTAATTGTTGCATCTGTAAATGATATTTGTTCCAAACTTTTTGAACGTACTATTTGATGAAAAAACTCTTTTGTGAATTGCATTTTAGGCTTGTTGATTTGTAACACCGGCTCTAAAAAAACAACCTCTACATCTTTAATGTTTACTCTGTTTGTTATGGTGTATGCCGCATTCTGCACATTACACCAAATTAAATTTTGCGTATTCATACGTTTAAAAAAGTCCTGGTTGTGTTTTATTTTTTTCTTCCTTATTCAATTGGTCAAGCAACTGATCAAGGCTTTTTTCTGCTGCCTTACTTTCATCCAACATTTTTTGAGCATATACATTACCTGCTCGTTTCATGGCGAAGTATGCTTTCTGTTTTCTTCTTACCTCCGATACAGAGGCAAGAAGTTTTTTATAGTTATCATCCATAGCTATTAAAATGGTAAATCGTCATCGGGTTGGCCATTACCAAATTCAGGGAAATTTGGCTCGTTTACTGATTGGCTTTGTGCTTGTTGCTGATTGTTTTCAGGCTGCTCTTTATTGCCTGATAGCAATGTTACTGTTGTAACCCTAACCTTAATTTTAGCTCTATGACTGCCGTCACGAGCTTCATAAGTTTCAAGGTCTGGCGTACCTTCAACATAAATTTGGTTCCCCTTTTTAATGAATGCAGCTATTCTGGTTGATTGTGATTGATCCTTCCAGATGCTGCATTCAAACCAAGTTGTTTTTTGGTGTTCAACACCTTGGTTATCTTTATACTTTTCTGAATCTGCAACACTAAAGTTGATAACGCTTTTGCCGGAAACCTCCCTGATGGTGGCATCATTGCCAACATGGCCAATAACTACTAATTTTCTCATTGTGGTAACTGTATTAAATTATTTTTTTGAAGTTCGAAGAAACATTTGGCTGTGGCCATTACATCGTTTAGTGCATCGTGTGCGCCCTCAAAATCTTGCTTAAAAAGGAAACGATGTAACTCCTCAAGCTTTGGCCATTTGAAACCATACGGACCAGGTATTTGACAAATGTTTGTTGTAGCCTGCATTGTACAAAAGCGAATAGGCTTATTAGTTGATTTCATACCCGCTTTTATCATTTCAGCCTGCACAATTGGTAAATCAAAAGCCATGTTGTGAGCTATGATGTATTTAGTGCGGTTTAGTAGAGTAGTAAAAAGCAATAGTGCTGATTCAATGGCCATACCCTCGGCCATGCTTTTTTCATGCGAAAAACCATTGTCGATCCAAAACTTATCGGTTGGCATTACCCAACCATTAGGACGAATTAAGCAGCATGTTGATGATAGGCAGACACCTTTTTCATCATACAAAGCCCAAGCCAATTGAATTACACGTGGCCAATTTTCTAAATCTGTTGCCGGTGCCTTGTAGTTTTTAGGCACTCCCGTTGTTTCTGTGTCGAAGAATAAATACATATTTTTTTGGTAGTTAGTTTTAAAAAAATCCGGAGCACTTACCCGGCTCCGGTTAGGTCCTCCATGCCCTTGGAGATTTGCTTTCTGTTGAGGCTTATTCTTTTTTGCATCTTACTTTGTTGGTACTTGTTAGGCACATATCACTAATGATATGGTAGCAATCCTAACCGTCTTCCATGTTGCCAGAGGTAAGCAGACAACTTCATCATAGTACACGTACTATAGAACTCATGGACCCACTCCCGAACCGCGAGAAAGAACATATAGCCTCGTTTTTGTAAGGGTTGTGGAGGTGTTGGGATTCGAACCCATTAATCTATTCGCGCATCTGCCTTATATAGTTAAAACCCACAACCGATAGTTGCTTTCAAAGGGGCTTTCAAGCTCACATTCGCTTCCTTACTGGTATTGCTTGTCTTTTGCTTCCTGAAGCATCACCTCCATAAGCTGCCGGAACCTTGAACCGGCAGCATTACGATTTAATTTTAAAGAACGATTTTCGGAAACAAAGCCTCCGTTGGGCTTAGGTATTGTTAACAGTTGATTAGTGTGAAACCCTTGTTTGTAAAATCTTCACGTTGCGGATGGAAAGCATCTAACACGGCTAACTTTTGCAACTCGGCCAACTCAACACTTTCTAACCAAAAACGTACGGTTGAATCAGTAACATCATAGCAGATTTCAACACGGAATGATTTTGGCGATTGACCTTTGAACAACGGTATTGTTAGCACAAAATCAATAGCGATGTCGCTTACAACTTGTTTTGCAAAACTGTTGTTGCGGTTGCCTCTGTTGTCTGCCTCTGATTTCATTTCACTTTGAACCTTGGCACTAAACGACTTTAAGTCTGTAACTAATTTCATGTGTGCTTCTTTGTCAGGAAAGTACAAGCGGCTCATTCGAACAAATTTTTCAAGTTCTTTTTGACCGTAGTACTTTTCCTGATTAATTCCGAAAGCTTTTAAATCAGGGAACTCTTCGAGCAAAGCCTTAACACAAGTTTGTAAATCAGAGCTTGGGTCGGTTTGTAAAAGGATGGTTCCTTTTGCTTCATCAAAAATGATTACAGCAGTTTTTTTGTCTAGCAATTCAGCCCTTGTTTTGAGGAAGTCATACACAGCGTTGATATCACCGATAATGTTTATCCCTTTTGGGTTAATTGCTTTGGGAGCGTCTCCCTCCAATACATGAATGATGATTGGTTTTGATACATCTACACCTGGTGCAATGTTCACGTTTACTTCGTTAGCCATTTGTTCCGCTTCTTGTTATTTGGAAAATTGTTTTTTGACGTTCGTCCGGCCTTAACCTACGCGAGCGGATGAAGCCTCCAAACTCGTCATAGTAATCAAGTGTACCGTTTTCTTGGTTTGCAAAACCGTACTGTTTGCCCTCAATGTTTTGGCCGTTAAACTGAATGTTGTTTAGTAACTCGCGTTGTTCTGTTTTCAAGAGTTTAATCTCAGCCTTGAATTGATCAGATATGGATTTCAATTCGTCTTCCTTATTAAGGACCTGAATTGATTTGAGTGAGAATTCCGATTGTGTTGCGCTTAACTCTTCTTGAGAGAAAGCTTTGAAGTATTGACCTTCTTCAACAACGTCAGCATGGTTTTTAATGAACTCTTGTCGCTGGTCAAGAGGCATGTTTTTTAAGTGTTCCATTATATATTAATGAAGTATTGTTTATATCTTGTACCTTCTACATATTCGCTTTTAATATCAAGCCCTTTATAGTCGCGTAAGTCCTTAACTCTTCGCCTTAAATCGCCAACCTGATACTTTATTAAAGCTGTTGTTGTTGTTAGTTTTTCGCCTCGCATCAATGCCTCATAAACTATTTTACACTGTTTGTTAAAATGGTCCTTGTGTTCGATAAACTTTTCTTCACTCTCCCTATTGTTGTGAGGGTGCGTAAAGTCGAATTGCATTTGATACTCCATAGCGTTAGTTGATTGAAACGGGTAACAATTCTTTCATTGCCCAATTAGGTTGCTTCATTAAAATGATACCGCTGTTGCCCTCCTCGGCCATTGCATCAAAGCCCGGATAAGTATCTAATTCTTTGCAATCCTTAATGGTTTGAAGTGCGTTGTGATATTTGTATTTACCATTTTGCAAATCGTCAGCATCCCAAAACAATACAGCAGGTAAGTATGGAGCTACCGTTTGTAGCATGATTGTGATTACACAATTAAACTTACGGCCGGTGGCATGTGATGCAACTTCTAAATACATCCCCTCCGAAAGTTCGTATTTGTATTGTGCGCTATCGTATTGGAATTTATCAACCGTTTCAGCGTGTGTTGTTTTAAAACTGATGATTGCGTTAACTCCAATGTTTTCTTCAAAATTCATCGCATCAGGACGAACCTTAACATCTAAACCCGTACTTGGGTCTTGGGTGTATATTGAAGTTTCGAAACAAGCACCACGTAATAATTTAGGAATGATGCCGTTTCCGTATCTGTAGTAATTGCTTTTGATAACCTTGATAATCATGGCATGTTCTTCGGTAACTGCAATCTTGCCAGATGCCAACATTAAAAGTTTGTAATAAGCCTTTTTACCTGCAAGCTTGGTTAAATCCGAACCTGAGTTTTTAGCCGCGGTTTTGCAATTAATCAGCATATCAACATCAACCTGCTTTTCCCAAAAATCAATTAACGTGTCTACACCTTCATTGCTTGCTAAACTTGCGCTTGGCTCAACCAATACTAAATCAAACAAATCCGGCTCAAGGAATGCCATGTGGCAAAACGTACCAAGTTCGAAGTGTGATTTATCTTTTTGAGGCAACGACTTGTTAATGTAATGGAAGTAGTGAAGAGGTGTTTTTAAAGCCTCTTTACAAGCAGACGAAGAAATTGCTTTATTGGCTAAGTATTGGTCCATTTCATCCTTAACCAATATGCCGTTTACCGATAATGTTTCCGGGTAAATAACAACTGGTTCTTCGGATTGATGCAACTGAAGATGCTCAATAATTAAATCAACAGTTGCGTAGTCTGTGTCGGAGTATAGCAGTTTGTTTAACTCTTTCTCCTCAACAACTGCCTGATTCAAATCAGGCAGTTGTGTTGTGTCAAAATCATTTACCATTAGATGTTAACTACTAAAGGTTTAACACTCCATGAATCTGATTTAAACGAGTTAGTTTTATTGGTTTTCTTACCTAAGTAAGTTACCAATAAGGGTGTACCTCGTTTGATGTTGTTGGCTTGCAAAGCACCAACTAAACGTTTACTTCCGTTACTAACGGATTTAACTTCGCCATTAATGTTTTCAAGGAAGAATGCACACTCTAAATCAATGATGTCTTCCGAATTCATGTCCTTAACACCTCTTACATCAATGCGGTCAAAAAACATTCGCTTGCTTTCGCCTGGTGTTTCGGGTGTCCAATAATCAGCCATTAAATCAAATGGTACTGATTGCGCATCATCTAATGATGGTAGCGGCTTAGTTAAATCAACTGTTGGGAATGAAACGTTGTTGTTTTGTGTCGCAACATCTTGTGTTGCGTTTTCTTTTACGATTGTCATAATTATTATTGATTGGTAGTTTTATACTTGTTAATGATGCCAATAAACCTATTCATTAGGCTGTGTGCCTCGGTTACATAAGCATTGGCGATGTCTTCAATCTCTTTGGATTGAAAAGTTAGATCTTTAGGAAAGTCGATAACCATTGACTTTATAATGTTTTCAGCCTTTATTACATCGGGCTGAACCTCTATAAGTTTTGCTTCGTATTCGGCCTGTTGTTTTTCCTCTTGCTTGCGTTTTTCATCGGCCAATCTTTGTTTTTCAATTGCATCTAAACGGTCCTGCTCGGCTTTTGCTGCTGCCTCTTTTTCTGCTTTCATACGAGCCTTTTCTGCCTCCATTTCTTCACGCTCTTTTTTCAACTTTAGTTGCTCGGCTGCTTGTTCTTGGCGTTGTTTCTCCAACTTATCCTTTTCTGCTTTTATACGTGCCTGCTCGGCTGCTTTTTCTGCTGCTTCTTTTTCCTCTTGTTGTTTACGTGCTGCTTCCTCGGCTGCTTTTATTTCTGCTAATCTGCACTGCTCGGCCTCGTATTCCTCTTTGCATTTATCAACCTTAGCTTCAAACTGTTCATCAGTAAGACTAACCAAAACATCGTAATCAATTACAGCATTGTATTGAGCCAATGCATCAATACGACCTTGTATTTTTAGTTTGGCAATACGTTCTGCCTCGGCTTTTTTCTCGGCCTCTTCACGCTCAAAATCTTCCTCAAGTTTTGATAAACGATCTTCCTCCGGTGATATGATGGCAACTAAGTCTTTCTCACGCTCCATAATCATTTTGCTAATTGGAGTAAGAATATCACGCATTGATTTTCCCTCACGCTGAACGGCTGCACGTTCAGATTTTAAGGTTTTACGCATGGTTGAAACAATTTTGTAATCATCCTTGCTTTCTAATTTTGCAAAAACAATTGCTGCAGCTTCGTTTTTTAGGTTAATTAATGCTGCTTTCCTGGCCTCAAAACTTTGCAAACCGCTTGTTATCTTTTCAAGATCGGTTCCAGTAGTTGGTGTTGTTGTCATAACTTTAATTGGTAGTTAGTTTTTTTATTATTTGGTTATAAACTTCATCTGCTTTGTTGCTGTGTGTTACTGGGTGTTGCTCTTTAATTTTATCGGTAACTACACAAACAATATCAATCCTATATTTTTGTGTGTATGGCTTATGCATCAACCGAACTTTGTCCGGAAGATGAATACTCAAACCAATGCACTTGTAAGGGTCTACATCGTTACTTTTTCCCATCCGCTTTTGATGTATTCTTTAATTACAGTTTCGATATTGTGTTCAACATAGTTTTGAATATCTCTGGTAACCGCTACTTGTTTATGGTTACCATCGTGATCAACACTATCAAAAGTGGCATCATCAAACAATCCTGAGTTAACAGCAAAATCAATTAACATGGTTGTTGCAATAGAGCTGTCGGTGAATAGGTCGGGTTCGTTTTTATTTTCTTCCCAAGTCCACAACACGTTGATGATGCCTTTGCTTTCGTTCCAATCCTCAATAAAAACATTACGTGTATCGTAAGGCAGCTTATCCGGCTTGCCTATAAAATCAGGTAATGAGTAATTTTGAAATTGAGTAATGGTCATTCGTAACCATGGTTTAAGTTCAGGGTATATCTCGTTTATGCGAGCGGCCATAATATCAAGGCACTCTCTGGCCTCAACATTTAGCCCAAGAGAAGACAACTCCTCGCACAACTCAACAGCCTTATGGAAAGCAGGGTAACTGGCTTTCTCTTGCCCATTCAAAAACAGTGCGGTTTCGTTTTCAAAAACAGCTGCTATTTCTTTTAAAATGCGCTCTCTGGTTTTGTGCAAGTGCCTTTCAAGGTCTTGTTCTCCCATTAGTAAGTTGTGGGCGAATTCCTCCAATGTTATTGATGGAATAGAATTTTCGATTACATTTGCAATTGTGTTCATAATTATTAATTGGTAGTTAGTATTTATTGTCACCAAAGGGACCGCGTTTAATGCGGTCTTTTTTGTTACCTCGGATTACATAGTAAAATGCAAAGCCTAAGAAGATATAAATCAAGGTTATTAAAACACCCATTACATCGGTACTTGGTCCGTGTGTTACAAGAAAATCAATGCATTTATCTACTTTTTCCATTTATGTGTTTTTTAAAGGTTTTACTTCTAATTGATGCACGGTAATCGTTTACTGTTCTCAACTCTTTTTGCTTTTTATGCCCGGTAACCATCATCAACACTTCTTTTGTTTTTGACAATTCCTTCTCGATAGAAGCTAACTTATCAAGTATGAGTTGATCTGTATTCATTAGTCTGTGATTAATTCGGGCTGTGTAGATTCGTAAGTCTCACAGATAACAGCATCATCATTTAATCCCAACAACTCTTTAATTGCTGATAAATAATGAGGCAAGCACAACGTTGGAGATTCAGCCAATACTTGTCTTTTAATTGTGTACTGTGTTGTTCTTACTTTATCAGCAAGCATACCCATAAGCCCTTCACTTTTTAGAAGCTCGCTTTTTACTTCCGGTGTTAGTCTGCTTTTAAGTGCCATTTTGTATATGTTAATTATTTTGTTATATCTTTGTTTCAAACTGTGATACAAATGTACAGTACATTTTATAAAAGTCAAGTACATTTTAACAAAAGTTATTAACATTTTTATTGTGTATAGTCAGGGAGAAATATTAAAGCATCAAATTAAACTGCATGGGTTCACCCAAGCCGATTTCGCTGATAAAATTGGCGTAACAAGGGGATACATACAGCAATTAGTAAGTAAAGTTCACCTTACTGATGATGTAATTGAACGAATGTGTACAGTACTTGAGATAAAAAAAGATGTATTTGATGTTCCTAAAAATTTAGTAGCTGAAGAGAGTGTACAGTACATAAAAAAACAACAAGGCGTGCCATACTATGATGTGGATGCAGCAGCCTCTAATGTAGAAACCTTTGACGACAAGCCAGAAACCGTGACAGCATACATAACTATACCCTCATTTCAAGATTGCAATTTTTACGTTAACATTTTTGGCCACAGCATGTACCCTAAGTATTGCTCTGGCGAAATAATAGCGTGTAAGAAAATAGAACACCATTCATATTTACCATTCGGAGAAGCCTTTTTAATAAAACTAAAAGACGGCAACAGATATGTAAAGTATATACGTAAAGGCAGCGATAAATCAAGTTGGTTATTGGTTAGTGAAAATGAAAAATATGACCCATTTGAAGTACATATTGATATGGTTGACAGCGTATACATAATTAAGGGTAAAATAACCAAGAACATGATATGATAGGTCATAGACTAAAGTTGGCAAGGCGCGAGCGTGGTTTAACACAAGGCGAAGTTTCTCAAACCATAAAGCGGCCTCAATCCATCATTTCAAAGATTGAAAACAATGAATTGCAGCCTAGTTTAGAAATGTTGATTAGTTTAAAAAGGCTCTATAATACCACGTATGACTTCATTTTGGAGGGCAAAAAACAGGACAAAAAAACGGACAAAAAAGAATAA